CAAATTCTGAAGCCAACCTGTTAAACGCTGCCGGAATAACTACGGTTTATTCGGGATATGGAACAGGTGTCCGCACATGGGGTAACAGATCGCTTTCATATCCTGCGAATTCGGATCCGAAAACATTTATATCTATACGAAGGATGGCGGACGTGGTTCACGAATCACTGGAAGAAGCGGCATTTCCGTATATTGACAAACCGATTAACCAGGCGTTGGCTGACGTTATAAGGGAAGAAGGTAATTCATTCTTCAATACTCTTATAGGGCGCGGCGCATGTACGCCAGGTTCACGCGTGGAGTACGTTCCCGAAGATAACCCGGCTTCTGAATTGGCGCTGGGCCACATTCAGTTCAACCTGGTATTTATGGGGCCAACGCCTGCAGAACGTATCACGTTTAAATCATTCTTAGATATTAACCTATTAGCACAGATAGCATAATGGCAGGAATAAATGTAAACAGGCTAACGAATGCGAACGTTTATGTAAACGGAAATTCGCAGTTAGGCAAAGCGGAAGAAATAAACCTTCCGGAAATTGTGTTCAAACAATCAGAACACAAAGCGATAGGAATGATCGGTAGTTTTGAATTATTTTCAGGCATCGAAAAAATGGAAGCATCTATAAAATGGAATGCTTTTTATCCTGACGTTATGCGAGAATTTTCAGATCCACGTAAAGCGCTAAAACTTCAGGTAAGGTCGTCTTTGGAAAACTACAACAGCGCCGGGCTTCAAAACGAATTGTCTTATGTAGCATATATAACCGGGCAGCCGAAAAATTTCCCGGGCGGAAACTTTAAACAATCGGATAACGTGGAAGCCACTTCCAAAATGACCGTTACCGCCTACAAACTTGAAATTGATGGCCGTGTGGTTGTGGAGTATGATGCGCTGGCTAACATTTACAGTGTTGACGGTGTGGATATGTTCGCCACTTATCGATCTAATTTAGGAATATAAACAAAGGCCGCCGGTTAATTTCGGCGGCCATTATTAATCTATCATAAAGAAACAATGGAAAACGAACCTAAACACAAACAAAACAGGGGTGCCGCGATATTAAAAGCGTCTGCCGGGAATTCGCCATCGGCACAGGAAAAATCATCTATGCCGAATAAGACTGAGGTATTGCCTTCGGGCGCCGTTGCCGAATACCTTCCATTTAAAGGCAGGAATGTAATGGCGGCGCAAAGGCTTGCGAACGGGGATCAGTCCCTGGTGCTGCCTGCGCTTATGTCTTCAGCTACACTATACAACGGGCAGCCGTTCGTTATGGAAGATGTTTCGGAAATGGACGGCCGCGACGTATTGCACCTTATGGCGCATTATCAGGGGCTTTTTTAATATCGCCGGAAGATTTTGTCCTTTTGGCGTATTACACGAATGAAAAAGTTTCCGATTTAATGGAATGGGATATTCGGCAGATATGCGAGTGGTACAATCCCGCAGTTTCATTTCATAATAAATTAATACCAACTGAAGCCGAATAATTATATTCGGCTTTTTTAATATAAAAACTATGGCAACAAAACAGTTTGAAGTAGCCTTAATATTGTCGGCTAACGATAAGGCTTCGGCGGTTGTGGCTAATTCAGTAGCTAAAATAGATAATCGAATGAAGGCGCTTTCCGGCGTCAGCGATAAGGCTTTTAGCGTAGGCCGTGGCGCCGGTGTTTTTGGTTTGGCTGTGCTGGCGCCTTTAGGGCTTGCGGTTAATGCCGCCGAAGAATCGGAAATCGCATTTAAAAGGCTGTCGAGTACCTTCCGGACCATGGGCGAAGCCGACGACAGGGCCGCAACCGCCGCGGCCAATTACGCCAGCCAGTTACAGACGCGAATAGGTGTAGAAGACGAAGAAATACAACTGGTTCAGTCGAAAATAGCATCCTTCAGGAAGGTTTCGGACGAAACGGCCCGAATGTCAGGGGTATTTGACAGGGCTACGGAAGCCGCCTTCGATTTAGCTGCAGGCGGGTTTGGCGAAGCATCGAGCAACGCGGTTCAGTTAGGTAAGGCTTTGCAAAACCCCGCTATAGGCGCACAGGCGCTTGCTAAGGCGGGCGCGCTTAATAAGTCGGATATTCCTTTGATAAAACAAATACAGGCGACGTACGGGCTTGGTGCTGCGCAGGAATATGTATTGAAAGCAGTAGAACGACAGGTTAAAGGCCAGGCCGCTAACACGGCTACTTCAGCCAGTAAAATGAAGATAGCGTTCGGGGAAGTGGCTGAAACTGCAGGCAAGGTGTTATTGCCTACTATAGCGAAAACAATGGCTTCAGTAGGCAAGGTTATGGACAGGTTTAATAAATGGGCTCAGGAGAACCCTAAATTATTAGGAACCATCGTTAAGGTTATAGGCGGCGCGGGGGTTTTGTCCCTTACTGTGTCTGCGCTCGCGTTTACATTTGGCGGCCTTGTTAAAGTATATCAGGGTGTTTTGGCTATGAAACGGCTTTATGTGCTGTGGACGAATTCGGAGCGATTTGCGCAACTTAAAACAAACGTTGTCGTCTGGTACACTATAGCGCAGGAAAAAGCACTGGCAGCGGCTAAATGGCTGGCGAACATAGCTACTAAAGCGTCGGTAGTTTGGACGTATGCTGCAGCAGCTGCCCAATGGGTAATGAATGCTTCAATGTATGGGTGCCCTATAGTATGGATCATAGCCGGTATAGTAGCGGTTATTGCTATAGTCGTGCTGCTGGTTAAAAACTGGGATAAGGTTTCAGCATTTTTCGTTGTGCTATGGGCTAAAATAAAAGATATTTTTAAAAAGGGGCTTCAGTTTTTTTTGAATTGGGGGCTTCTGCTATTAGGGCCTGTGGGTTTGATAATAAAATATTGGGATAAAATCAGGGATTTCTTTGTCGGCCTGTGGCCTAAAGTTAAGGCGATATTTTGGAAGGCGCTTGAATTTTACCTGTGGCTGCCTAAGAAATTCTTATCGATAGGTTCCGATATAGTAATGGGGCTTTGGAATGGTATAAAGGGTAAAGCCCAGGCGTTATTCGATTACGTTAAGGAAATCGCTAAAAAAATAGCAGGCGCCTTCAAATCGGTTTTGGGTATTGCTTCGCCGTCAAAAGTATTCATGGATTACGGCGTTAATATAACCGAAGGCGCAAAGAAGGGCATCGAAAAAGGTTCGCCGTCTCTTATAAATGCGTCTTCAGGAATGGGTAAATCAGTAGCGCCGAACAGCGCGAAGCCTTCAGGCGGCGCGGGCGGATCCGGAATGACGGTTAATTTCGCGCCGGTAATAAATGGCGGTTCAGGTGGCGATATATTGGAACAGCTTAAAAAGTACACACCGCAATTGATACGCGAAATAGAATCTGTGCTGGATAGAAAAAAACGCTTATCATATTTTTAATAAGAATATTTTGTATATTAGCCTGCGGTAGATTTTTTGTATACGTATATTTTAGGGGCTAAAAAACCACACTTAACGGTGTGGTTTTTTTATTAATTGTGTTAATCTACATTGTATCGTATTCTATTTGTTTTTTGGCTACGTTTTGAGACACCTTATCCCAATCAAAATATGATAGAGGTTTCCCGATTATAGGTGTTATATCTTCACCTAACTGCACGCTAAATTCTATTAAGCGCGCAAGTATCTGCAATTTTTCTTTAGTCTTCATATTTAAAAACGTAATCAGGATTTATTTTTTTAACACAGGTAGCCCCCACAGGCATTTCCCATGTATCATTATAAACAGTATTGTCGATAGGTATATACATGCAACCACCAAACGCGGAATTTATATAGAACCTTCTATTTTCTTCCTTTATGCCTTTACCGCAACACGGGCAGGGTTCTAAATTATCTTCATTGGCTTTTTCTTGATTCCTGCTAAACATAGAATCTGATACCGTTTGCGGTATTGAGGCCATTCTTAATTTATTTTCCAACTCTTTTGTTATTGCAAACGATTCAGTCGCCATAATATTTCGTTATTAATTATACGCAAATTTACACATTAAATTTACATACACAAATAATTTTCAATAAAATATTTTAAATAAATTTTATGATTATATTTACCGAATGTATGCACAACTCGGAAACATTCGTTTTGAAGGCCTAAAGGGATTTTCGACATTTTCAAAAACTGTCGCAGTCGCCTACGCGCAGCATGCCCGTATAAACGGCAAAGCGCGCCTGGAAGCTACAGGAGACGAACTGGACGCGATCAGTTTCGATATGCTGCTGCATGCTAATTTTACGGATCCCGAAGCAGACATCGACCAGATAGAAACCGCGTGCACTGATCGTGAAGTTTTGAAATTAATTTTAGGCAATGGAAATATAGTCGGTGACTTTGTGATTACTTCTATAGAAGACGTTATCGAATTTACCGATCCAAAGGGAAATATAATTTCTGCCACGCTGTCAATATCACTACTGGAATCATACAACGAAAACCCGTTAGGCGAAGCGCAGAAAAACGCTGCGAATTCCGCCTTCGCTACCACTGCCCGAAATTCAAATGTTCGCAGTGTGCTGCCCGCGAAACCTTCGCCCGCCGCCGGTGTTGTTGTTAACGTTTCAAAAATAAACGCTTCGGCGGTACAGATAAACCAATACGCCGCGGCGGCAGAAGCAAACACAAACACCTTTGCGTATTATTCCGATAAGGTAGATTCAAATCTAAATGATATTGAAGACTATATTTCAGATGCGCAGGCACAATTATCAGATGCGCAGGATTTGTATAATCTAGCCACGTCACTGCCTGCGGCATTGGAAGATGTAAACACCCGGGTGCAAAATATAAAAGCCGTATTGCCGATATCTGATATATCGCAATTCAAAATATTAAACAGCCAGTTACAGGGCTCTGTATTGGCGGCGCGTACGGCAAACGTCGGAATTAGTAACCAGTCAATAATTCGCAGGAAATAACATGGCCGGAATTGTAGAATACATAGTAAAGGAAGGCGACCGCTGGGATTCAATAGCCTTCAAGGCTTACGGCGACGCTGCCATGTATGCAGGTATTATCGAAGCGAACCCTAACGCTACTATTTCGCCTGTGTTGGTTGCAGGGCAGCGCCTTACAATACCTATAGTCGAGCAATCAGATATACAAATCGATTCAGAGGATTTGCCACCGTGGAAACGCTAAAAAATGAGAATACCTAAGCCAAAATATACCGTGCTTTACAATAACAAAAGCATTACAGCGGACATATCGAAATATATGCTGTCGATAACGTATTCCGACAAAACACACGGCGAATCTGACGAAATAAACATAGAACTTGAAGACGTGGACGGAAGGTGGCAAAACGCTTGGTACCCTGAACAGGGCGCAACGTTAACCGTAACAATGGGGCGGCTTAAATGTGGCGTTTTTGAGATCGACGAAATAGAACTGAAGGGGCCGCCCTCAACCGTAACGATTAAAGGTATGGCCACCGGTATAACAAACCCGGTCCGTACTAAAAAATCAGATGCCCACGAAAACAAGACACTGAAGCAGATCGCGGAAAAAGTCGCCCAAAAAAACGGCTTAACCGTTGAAGGCGCTATTCCTGATATAACACTGGCACGTGTCACGCAGAACAAAGAAACCGACGTTTCGTTCCTGAAGCGCATATCTGAAAAATACGGGGTTTTATTCTCTATAAGGGGTAAAGTTATCACCTTCACGTCAATATACGATCTTGAAGCCCGCGGCACGTCTTTTACGCTGGATAAAACGGATTTGTCAAACTGGACACTCAAAGATAAGGCATCAGGCATGGTGAAGGAAGCGAAGGTCCAGTCTAAAAACGCTAAAAAGAATTCAAAAATAGACGTTAGTGTGGATCTTGAAAAATTCCACCAGGAAAACCCACAGTACACTAAACAGGCTACGGCTAATTCAAACAGCGCCGTTACTGACGGCTACGCGGAAAACGACCAGCAGGGCGAAGCGGTCGCAAAGGCTATAATGCACACGTCTGCCAGTAACCAGCAGGAAGGATCTATATCCCTTCAATTCAACGACCTTGCATGCGCCGGAAATAGCTTCCTGTTAACCGGCCTTGGCAAGTTGTCCGGAAAATACCATATAACAGGCAGTAGCCACAAAGTAGATCGATCAGGTGGTGGTACTTCAGATCTGGAAATAAAGCGCCTGCAGGTAGCCGAAAAATCGCAGCAGGTTTCTAAGGTTAAGCCTAAGCAGCAGCCTAAAAACGTGCCCGTGGTTAATGGAAATCTGAAAAATGCAAGCCGTGGTTTCGGTAGTGCTTTAAATTCTATAAATTTTAAGACTTAATTAATATATTTGTGCATGCTTAGATTTGGACACATAACGGAAATAGAACCTTCAAAATGTTACGCACGCGTGACGTTTATGGACGATGGTATCGTTTCCGCACCGCTTCAGATCGTAACCATGGGCGCTTTGAATAATAAGTTTTTCCACATGTTCGATATTAACGAGCAGGTGGCCGTCCTTATGGATGAAGATTCAGTCGAAGGTGTAATCCTGGGTGCTGTGTTTAATGACGATACGAATCCGGATGGTGGCGACAAAGATGTTTTTAGGGTTAAGTTTTCCGACGATTCGTTTATCGATTATAACAGGGCCACACACGAGTACAATGTAAATGTAAAAGGCAAAGTGAATATAATTTCTGAAGGCGAAACACATATAGAAGCCCAGGTGGTTTCTTTGGATGCTACTATGGTTACCGTAGACAGCGAAGCCGTAACAATAGACGCTACAGCCGTAACAATATCCGGAACCCTTACAGTTGCAGGCGCCTTAACAGCTGCTTCGTTGGCGGCTTCTTCCGGTGGTATATCCGGCGGTGGTATGACTGCGGAAGGCGGCGACCTGTCCGTTACTGGTGAAGTTTCCGGCGCTACAGTGGTAGCCGGTACAGTTGATTTAGGAACGCACGTTCATTCAGGAGTACAAACCGGCGGCGGTACATCCGGGCCACCAACATTATAAACATGATAGCGAAAAAAAATATTAATCAGAAAACGCCTATTATCACAAAAATATTATTGGTGATATTTATTATTATGCTTATTGCTGCGGTATTTTTGCCTGCTTATTTTGGCGCCACTGTAGATTTAAAAGGAATAGAATTTAATTATTTCAGAAAATAATGGCAGTAAAATTAAGTGACATAAAAGCAACAAACTGGCAATTTTCCATAGTGTCCGGCGGCGAAGTGGCCGAAGGTATTCAGGATGTACGCCAGTGCATCCAAATAATACTAACGACGCGCAAAGGTAGTGATCCCCTGCGGCCTCTTTTTGGATCCGACATATACAGGCATATAGATAAGCCTGTGGACGTTGCAGCGGCTTTAATATCAGCCGAAATATTAGACGCGCTAAATAAATGGGAAACCAGGA